CAAATAAAGCACACCATGAACCTCAAAGAATCAATCGCCACCCACCTCGGATGGGATGTGGCAGATGTCGAATACTACCAGCGTCCGGTCTGGAACATGCCAATCGTAACCACCTCGGACGAGTGGTTCACCGCAACCAAGTCGGACAAGGCACCAGTGGCAAAAAACCGTGACGGTCTTGTGCTATCTGATTGGGTGCTGGCAGAGCAGTTCGGTGAGATCAGGATCTGGAAAAGAAGTGTCTTACAATGAACAAGCGCACCATCGACGCAGCAATCAAGCACCTCGGTATCGAGATCCAGCACGAGCGCGGTGCTGGGTACTGCTATTTCACCAGCATCGAGACCGGAGCAACGGTAGGTGACCCTGTCATGGTATCTCAACTTAACCACCTGACCCTGCAAGAATGGTCAGACTACGCTAGGTGGGCAGTGGAGGACGATTCCGATTCCATTGCCCCAAAACTTAAATGAAACCCCTACCCAAGACCCAGCAGGAATTGCTGGATGCCATCAAGTCCGGTGTCCGCGTTTCCTACATCGTCCCGATCAGCAGAACTTACGGAGACTATTTCTCCCGCAACGACAACTACAAGCGGGTTACCGCTGCTGCTAGGGCACTCCTTGAGAAGGGACTCGTTGAAAAGTACGACCGTCACACCTCTGGATTTTCTATTCGCATCAAAAAATGAAGCGCAAGAACCACGGTGGCAAACGCACGGGAGCAGGTCGCAAGGCTACCGGACGCAACGCTTCCACACGATCCATCACCCTGCCAAACCCGTTGTGGAATCACATTGATTCTGCCCGTGGTGAACTCTCGGCATCAAATTTCATCAAAGAAAAGATGTCCGGTTCACTTCAGAATAATTAAATAGTTGATCACCACCCTTGACAGGTGTATATACTTCTACTAGTTTCAATTCATGCCAAACCAAAGAGCAAAAGGCAAAAAGCTCAAGACCCTCTGGTTAACTCCGCAGGAGATTGAAGCTCTAAAAAAACTTTCCGACTTGGAGGGACTCTCCGCAGGAGATTTTCTCAAGAAGGAATTATCCAACTACCTAAAAGCAAAATCAGATGCCAAAACAAAGTGACCTCGTTCCGGTGGAAGTAGAAACCACCGAGGACATCTCATCCCAAACCATGCAATCCTTCACCACTCAACTCCGCAAAAAATTGGCGCAGGGTGTAAACACACCGACCTATCTCCGTCCCAAGGAGGCAGCAATACGCATCTCCGTGACACCTGCCTTCATATACAAACTCTTGAAGCAAGGTCAACTCAAATCATACGGACTAGGTCGCACCCGTCTCATAAAGGTTATCGATCTGGACACCCTTGTAGAATCCCATGGATAACACCCAGAAATTCACCCTCGGAACCAGCAGGTACTATGTACCTGCCACCGAATACCACGGGGATCGTCCCAATCTTATCTGGAATCAATTCCTCACCCGTCTCTTTCCAGCAGGCACAGTCTTTTGCCCCAAGGTGTATATACGCCGCAGGTGCAAGTAACCCAAAAACCAAAAGCAACATGAACACATACCAAGCAGTCCTAGTGATGGCCCTAGTGGTCACCACATTCACCCTCGGTCGCATCTCAACCCGCCTCTAACCAACACCCATGAGCAACATGAAAATCCATTCCGCAATGATCTCGGTCATGCGAGATATCGGTCACATCGGGAAATCTTCTCGAAACCAAGCCCAGAACTTCAACTTCCGTGGCATCGACGCAGTCTACAACGAACTGCACTCACTCCTAGCCAAGCATGGGATCGTAACCATACCCATGGCAGGTGTCCCCTCCTCCGAGGAACGCACCAACAAAAACGGAACGGTTCTCCGGTTCGTTACCCTCCCGATGACTTATCGGTTTGTAGCAGAAGACGGATCGTTCATCGACACGCAGGTGATCGGTGAGGCAATGGACTCCGGTGACAAAGCGATCAACAAGGCAATGGCGATTGCCCACAAGTACGCATTGCTTCAGACATTCCTCATTCCTACCGAGGAACAGAAGGATCCCGACCACGAGACTCACGAGGTTGTCGCACGGGCACCCAAGGTCGATTGGGTCAAGAGGGTTTCCGACCTGATGACCAAGTCCGGAGTCGATGACACCATCGTCTTGGAGTTCTTGACCTCCGAAAAGAAAGTGAACCTCGATCCGACCATCGAGTATATTCCAGAGATACCCGTCAACATGCTCAAGCGTCTGACGGAGATCTGGGACGAGGTTGTCGCATTCAGCAAGAAGGAGGTCGTTGTATGAGCGAACACCACCCCACCCTATCCCCTTCTAGCTTTCCAAAGCTGAAGCAGTGCATCCACTACAAGTCCAATCCAGTTGCTGGGCCTGCTGCGGAACGGGGAACCCGACTGCACAAGCAGATCGAAAACTTCCACACCAAGGGCATCCCTATCGATGACGCAGGTGCTGCTGCTGCTTATGCACGGGCAAAGGAATACATCTCGGACATCCGAGGCATCGAGACCCGTCTAGCCTACATCGGGGGTGACCTCACCGAGACCACCTTTGGAACTGCTGATATGTGGGGATACCACGAGGGCAAACTCGTTCTGGTGGACTACAAGTCTGGGAGCCAGCACCCGTCTTCATATGTCGAGCAGATGGCAGTCTATGCCCTAATGCTGATGGAACGAGTCGGAGAGGATCAATGCATCACAGTGCTTGTTGGCATCGATTCCGGTGAGGATGACTTCTTTGCTTGGAGCATCGAGAAAACCAAGCAGTGCGTGGACTCGATCATTGAGCGAGTGCAGGCAGGAACCGAACCTCCCAAGGAGAACTCGTTCTGCTCGTGGTGTGCCCGTCGCAGCACCTGCCCGCAGTGGTACGAGGATGCCAAGAGTGCCTTGACGGTGATGCCAGAGATGCCAGCAACGCTCACCCGTGAGTGGATTCTTGGATCACCCGAAAACGCAGGTAGATTCCTGACTGCCTACAAGAAGCTGCAAGCCATTGTCGAAAAGGACATGGATGTCGCGGGATATGTGAAGTCCACAATCGAGGCAGGAACTCCGGTCGCAGGATGGAAGCTGCAGACCCGCAAGGGATCCGAGCGTCTGGACACCAAGGCAGTAAAGTCACGGTGGAAGGAACTCACTGATGAACCTATTCCCGCCACGATTGGCGAGGCAACCGTTTCACTCGTTGAAGACAAGGGAGGTGCAGCATGACAACGGAACAATGGATTACTGCCATCAATTCCTTCCCCGCAGAGGTGCGTCCCATCTTGGGTAGGATTATCTGGTGGGACATCTGCAGCGATGACAAGCAATCGACACCACTCTTCAAAGAATGGATCGATAGCACCCTCCCCGATCCATCGGACGAAGTAATCGTTGCTGCATTCATGGAACTAGGTTTCACGGAGGCTTGGGCAAAGAAAAGAATCGCGGGCGAGCATACAGAACCCCCAACCAAGGTGATGACCAACAAAAAGGTCAACGGAGATCCATACTACAATCTCTGGAGTGCAGTGCTCATTGATGCCATCGAGTCTTACAGAGAATTGCGGATCATGGGAGCCATCACCACGAACAACGAGGTGGATTCACGGTTCTGGTTCTCCAAGGGCAAAACCAAGATACGCAAGGAGGAATCCTTATCTACGAACCGTATCCGTGGTTACAACCATGATGACGCAGTATCGCTCATCGAGTTCATGCAGGGAGACATCTTTGACGGCATGTGTTCCATGCTTGAAATAGATCCGGTATGTGCCCGTCACGCACTCAAGATCCGCAAATGCGAGGAGGTGGCAGCATGAGTGGCACAACCCTCCGCGACCTCGGAATCTATCGAGTCAGCAAGAACACTCCGGTCGAGTGGAAAGAGTCTGCACTCTCGATCATCATGACCCTCGTAGCCAACGGCAACGAGATCACCGCAGAGGATGTCAGGGAATGGGTGGGAGACCCTCCAAACCCTAACGCATTCGGTGCCATATTCATGACGGCATGCAGGCAGGGTATCATCGTCAAAACGGGATACCGGAAAGCGAATCGCAAGGAAAGACACGCAGGGATGGTAGGTGTCTACGCACGGGCAAATTCTTAACCACAGGTGTATATACAAATGAACGACCAACAAATTGCAGAAGAGTATTGGCAGAAAGAGGGAATCCGGATGCTTGCAAAAGGCAACCAGATCCCCAACCCAGAGGAACGGTGGAAAGCAGGTTTTCTGCTTGGCCTGACCATGGGAAGACTAGAAATCGATCTCCCCCTAGATGCGGTGATTGCCGCAGTGGAGATTCCAGAGGAGGAAGTCGAATGAGGTTCGCACGAGCACGAGCACCACGGGTCGCAGGAACCATGAACAAACTGGAGCATGCGTATTCCGAGAGTCTCAAGATGTCAGCAATGGCGGGTGAGATCCAATCGTTCATGTTTGAGCCGATCAAACTGAAGTTGGCACCCAACACCACCTACACCCCAGACTTCATGGTCGTATCGAAAGATGACATCATCGAACTGCACGAGGTGAAGGGATTCTGGGAAGACGATGCGCGGGTCAAGATCAAGGTCGCCGCGACCATCTTCCCGCAGTTCCAGTTCAAAGCATTCACCCGCAAGAAGGGCATGTGGATCGAGGAGGCATTCTAATATGAAGACCGAATACACATGCCGCAACGAGGAGTGCGAGCACTGTTTTGAATTAAAGTTCTATCCTGACACCGGAATGTCTGGAAGGTGGGAGGATGCCGAGCAGGGATCCGCTGCAGAATGCGATCCATCGGAGTGCCCCGAATGCGGGCACGAGGTGGATGTAGAACTCGTCGAGTCATCACTAGAGGAAACGATCTGATGCACTACTACCAGTTTGAGATCAAAGCATACGCACACGCCACCGTCCATTTGACCAATGACGAGGATCTTTGCTACCGGAGACTCCTCGACATTGCCTACGACACCGAGCGTCCCATCTCATTCGATGGACTTGCAAGGAAGGTACGCATGTCCGAGGAGACGGTTCTCATCGTGCTGAACGAGTTCTTCACCGCAACCGACGAAGGTTTCATCCATCCGGTTGTGAATAAGGAACTTGAGAAAGCATACGAGCGATCCGAGAAGGCAAGGCAGTCGGCACTATCGAAGCGATCGCATAGCGAACGCTCACCGATCGCTGACCGATCGCATAGCGAACGCTTGCTACTCATTACTCAAGACTCACTACTCAATACTCAAGAGAAGACAGTAGCGCAAAAAGCGCAACCGACTCCGAAACTCTCGGACGATGAGTGGATGGAATCCCTCAAGGTAAACTATCCCCACCTCAATATCGAGCAGGAGTCTCGCAAGATGGATGCGTGGTTATCCACCCGCAGGGGAAAGCAGAAGACCCGCAGGTTCGTCGTCAACTGGCTCAACCGGATCGACACACCCATCCAGCAAACCGCAACAACCCAATCACCCTTTGAATCCGCATTCTAACCCGATGACAACATCTTTCAGTACCTGCACCAACTGCAGTGAATCCTTCTCCTACGAACCCGTCATGGTTCTTGGCAGGCAAATCTTTGAACCCAGATACTGCGACCCATGCTGCGAAAAGCTCTCCCATGAGGAAGAGCAGATGGCCCTAAAAAAGCGCAAGGATGCCTCTAAAACTCGTTGGAACCTCATGATCCCTCCGATCTACCACGACACGGATATTTCGAGGATTCCAAAGGAAATCACTGCGGTCACCGAATTCTGGCAGCACAACCCCAAGGGAATCGGTATCATCGGAAGGTCTGGCAAGGGCAAGACCCGTGCCACCATCGCACTCCTCCACCGGATGCATGAGGAGAAACGCAACACCTACTACATCACGGCAACCGACTTGGCACTCAACTCTGCCAACCAGTTCGCAGACAACCCGTCCACCAAGGAGATTGCCAAGAGCATCCTATCCCTCTGCAGGCATGCCTGCGTCCTCTTGCTCGACGATTTAGGCAAGAACCGGATGACCGACCGTGCAGAGGCAGAACTCTATGACCTTCTGGAGTACCGGACATCGCACCGACTCCCGATCATCTGGACGAGCAATTCGGATGCCCGTGGACTCCTTGCCATGTTCTCACCTGATAGAGGTGATGCCATCGTTCGCAGGTTGGCAGAGTTCTCAACGATCATAAAGGTTTGAGGTGTATACACAATTATCGGTTGCGGTGTATATACCCGCGCCGATATCTTCTCACTACTTCAAAGCAATGAGCGTCTTCAAACCAAGGTCACAGGGAAAAGGAGACCGTCGATCCGACAACTTTTCAAAGTTCAACCAGAACTTCCCCAATCTCAAGGCAGACAAACCCTACGCAGGGGAAGTCTTCCTAAAGAAAAACAACAAAACCACCGTCATATACAAATCCACATGATCAAATTCCAACTCGATGTCACCAAGTTAGATAAGCAACGCTTCAAGCATGTCACCCGAAAGAACGGAGAAAAGGCAATCTTTGCCGACATCGTTCTATTCGACCGACCAGACGATTACGGCAACGAAGGATTCCTGACCCAAAGCAAAGAAAAGGACGAGGACATCAAACTCCCCATCCTCGGCAACTGGAAGACCATCGGTCAGAAGAAATCCGAGTATCCAGAAAGTGATGCCCTCAAGCGTCACAATGCAGAGAAAGCGAATGGATACGCACCCGCTGAAAAGGATGACGATCTCCCGTTCTAACCACGGATCCAATTCATGCCTCGCATGCGGTAATGCCACTGGCAATGTTCAGTGGTATTACTGCAAGCCATGCCGTTCCCAAGGAAAGAACAGTGAAAAGGGACTCGCGGGGGATACGGTCAACCACCCCAAGCACTACACGAACAACCCCAAAGGAATCGAACTGATCGACATGATCGGTCACCTCTCATTCCCAAAAGGTGCCGCGATCAAATACATCTATCGCGCAGGGGAGAAAGATCCCAACAAGGCAGTCGAGGATCTCAAGAAAGCGAAATGGTTTATCGATCACATGATCAAGAACTTGGAGGGAAAAGATGGCATCTAAACTCAACCCCAAGCAGGAGAAGCTCGCTATCGCACTGGCATCCGGTGCGACTCTTAAAGAAGCTGCAAAGAAAGCAGGCTATTCTGGGTCTCAATCCAGTGCCTGCGAGATCGCCAAAGATCCGAAAGTATCCGAACGGATTGCAGAGTTGCGGGAGAAAACAGAGACGGCACTGGAAATCAGCAGGCAGAACTTCATCCGAACAGTACACGCTAGGTTCATCAATGAGGAGCACCCCCATGCTCCCAAGTATGCCGAGATCCTTGCCAAGGCACAGGGATGGAACGAACCAGAGAAGATCGACATCACCCAGAACATGGAGGTCGAAGTTTACATTGGGGGTCAGAGGATAGAGTGAACAATTCCTGCACCTGACTGTTAATAAAACTAACTCCAATTCTTAACACCTATGATCCCTTCCAAAACACCAACGCCGAGGACGGATGCCGTAATGCTTTCTTCAAATTGGCCCTATTACATTACGAGCGAGATGCAAAAGCTAGAACGCGAACTCGCCGAGAAAACCAACGAGGTCTCAAGGCTCCGTGAGCTTCTGAACCGAGCGATTGAAATTGCGGATGAAGCAATCACTCCGCTTCAGCGATCAGAATACAGTATGGATGGCGATATGCTTTATCGGCAACTGGAAAGGTTGCGTGATGAGGTAGCCCCACTCGCCCCCGCGCCAGAGGAACCCGTCACGGGACTCTGCCTTATTTGCCACGAGAACCAGACGACTTGCTCTTCTGGTCTATGCGATGAGTGCAGTACGGCAGAGGAACCAGTTATCCAAGATTCTCGAATAACTGAACCCGTGGATGATTGGAAATGCCCTCATTGCGGAAGCACCACGGGAACTTGGTTTAGCCGAGTCGAGCCTATGGGTGACATTTGCGAGGACTGCGGAAAGTCAGTTGATGAGGAACCCGCTCCCGAATGGCGAGAGCTTGGCCCGTTGCCCAAAAGTGAAGATCTTTTGGAGGCGCTCCGCGACGAGATCCAGAAGATCAAATGCCTCTGACTATCAAATTTCATCTCGATCCCAGAGAGCAGTTCCGTCCCTTCATCGATAGGACGCAACGGTTCGGGTGCGTGGTAGCGCATCGACGCAGTGGAAAGAGTTACCATGCCGTCATGGACATGGTGAAGAGGGCCATGACTTTCAAGAGGCAAGGCCCGCCTTGCAGGTATGCACTGGTAGGCCCAACCCGTGACCAGATCAAAAATATAGCGTGGATGTATTTGAAGCAGTTCACCGAGGGAATCCCTCAAGTGAAACACAACGAGCAGGATCTCATGGTAACCCTCCCGAACAAGGCTTCCATACGACTCTACTCCGGTGATGCTTTTGAGCGTCTCCGTGGCGTGTACCTCGATGGTGTGGTGCTCGATGAGGTCTCGGATCTGGATCCGCAGGCATGGTACTCGGTAATCCGTCCCACCCTGCTTGATTATCAAGGGTGGTGCATCTTCTCCGGTACTCCCAAGGGACGGGGGTTTCTATGGCGCATGTGGCAGCAATCTCTATCTGATCCGGAATGGTTCTCTTTGATGCTCAAAGCAAGCGAGAGTCACATCATCAATCCTCAAGAATTAGCCAGCATCAAGGAGGGCACACCGGAGCACCTCTACCGTCAGGAAATGGAATGTGACTTCTCTGTGGGCAAACTCGGTGCCATCTACGCACGAAACATTGATGAGGCACGGAACCAGAGACGCATCAGCAACGACATCCTATGGCACAGGGAGTCTCCTGTCTTTACCTCTTGGGATCTGGGAGCACCTTTGAATATGCGTGTGTGGGTGTGGCAGATCATCGGTGACAGGATCGTCATGCTGGAAAGTCTGTTCGGATCACACGACTGCGGCACACCTGCAGAATGGGTCAAGCGACTTCAAGAAAAGGAATACAACTATGCTTCCCACTTCATACCTCATGACGGGGCTACCGAAAACGGTGGTCTGTGGCAGGGTAGCCTGCTCACCGCAGGTCTCGCCAATGTCGTAGCAGTTCCGAGGCAGAACTCGGTGTGGGATGGCATCAACCTTGCACTGGAGGCATTCCCACGGGTTTCTTTTAACGAGTCAGGATGCCAGCAGGGTCTCGATTCCCTCGACCAGTACGCAAGCAAATCGGAAACCGATGGCATCACGATTCGTGACATCCCAATTCACGACCATGCTTCCCACGCAGCAGACGCATTCTCCATCGCTTTCCAAGCTATCAAGCACGGTCTAGTCATCGACCGCAGGGCAATTCCGCAACGCATCAATTACGGATACCAACCGATGCGGGTGAAGCAGGCAAAGATGGGATTGAGAGGGTGATATGTCGTTAAAACATCAAAACATCACCATGTTTTTCCGATATGTCGCAGGCATCGACATATGAAACCAGTAGAACGCGCCGCAGCAGTCTATCAGAAGGAAGCATGTGCCAGAACCTTTGTGGAGGATCTGGAGGCCCACCTGTTACATGGAATCGTTGTGAGCAATCCCCACATCTTCCTGATGGCGCGACCTGTCTGTGTGGCTGCAGGGTACAGGGACATAGTCAATCCATGGGTCAACGACTTTGAGTATCACGATTGCTGGCACCTGTATCTTTGGTCAGGCCCGATCCACATGGCATTTGCATGCGCCACGCACAAGTTGCCGTTCGTTTCCTTTGAGCGAGATAACCAGTTGAGAGTCTACCCGTGGTCAAAAATATATCGAAAGACTCACAAAATCGGTTGAGTCGTAGGTGTGTATACAATATCACCACCCCAATGATCAACGCTTTGCACTCTTTCATATCGGACATCTTTGCCCTTCTATCTCCAGAGATGGCACTGGCAGGTGGTGTTCCTTTCCCTCCAACACGAACCGAGAAACCATCCTTCATTCTTTGCAAGGGTGGTGGTGCTCCATCGGTGAATCTTCCTGCTCCTCCTGCTCCTCCTGTCATCAACATTCCAGCAGCACCAACACCACCCCCACCCCCACCTCCCCCATCGGCATCTGCTGCTGACATTGCTGCTGCACAACAGCAGGGAGCAGCACAGGTCGGTGCAGGTTTTGGGTATCAAGCGAGCCTGCTAAAGGCACCTGTAGGTGCTGCTGGTCAAACGGGGCCAAACGGCACAGTCAATTCGGCAACCGGAACGGGATCACTCCTCGGTAAGTAATGGCAAAGGATTCTCCCACGGTAACGGACGAGGGTGTAAAGACACCCAAGGTCTCCGAGACCAAGCTCTCATCCCAGATCACGGCACGGTGGTCGGCACTCGATGCCGATGCCTCCTACTGGATGCAGATGTGGCAGGTGCTCTCGACCTATGTCATGCCGAGGAAGAGTTACATTCTCAACCAGCAGTACGGGCCAAACCTAGACCGTGAGACGCAACTCTATGACACCACCGCAGTCCGTGCCTGTCAGACCCAAGCAGCAGGCATCATGTCGTATGTCAACGATGCCGATTCCAATTGGGTAGCACTATCGGCACCGGAGGAGATCGAGGATCAGGAGGGTGTGAACGAATACTACGCAGAGTGCTCCAAGATCATTCTGCAGGAGCTTGCCCGTTCCAATTTCTACGCAGTGGCGCATGAGGCATATCTGGATCGTTCCTGCTTTGGAACCTGCGCCATGTTTGTGGACAAGACGGATGACTTCAACCTGCTCTTTAGGACTTTCGATGTCGGCACCTTCCGAGTCAGTGAAAACAACGAGGGATATGTCGATACGATCTTTGTGAAGCGTGAGATGACCGTCAGGCAAGTGGTCGAGGAGTACGGTCTCTCCAATGTGAGCGAGAAGACCCGCAAGGCATACGAACTCGGAGACGGTAAGGGTCTGGAGCAGAAGCTCGATGTCATCTGGGCAATCTACCCACGCAACGAGAAGGAACGCACCAAGGGCAAGATCGATGGCCCCAATAAACCCATTGCCTCGGTTCACATCGAACTCGGCACCAAGAAACTCCTGCGTAACTCCGGATTCGATGAACCTCCTTGCTTTGTTTCCCGATTCCTCAAATGGCAGCAGTCCCCCTACGGGTGGAGCAGTGCGTGGGTGGCACTACCGGATGCCAAGCAGTTAAACTTCCTCCAGAAGCAGATGGATGCCCTTGCCGAACTTGCTGCCTTCCCCCGCATGCTCATCCCAGAGGGTCTTTCTGATGAACCGGATCTCCGTGCTGGTGGCATTACCTATTTCGACGAAACCAAGCCACAGGCTATTCCCCGTGAATGGATGACGCAGGGCAGGTACGATATCGGTCAGGATCGGATCAAGATGAAGCAGCAGCACATCGAGGATGCTTTCAATGTGCCGTTGTTTCAGATGTTCGCACAGGAAGACATGCAGGCGGGTGGACAGGGTGCAATCACGGCAACCCAAGTTCGTGCCATGGAGAGTGAAAAACTCACCATGCTTTCCCCGACCTACGCACGACTGACCACAGAATTTCTGATCCCCATCATCAAGCGTGTGTACGGGATCCTTTCCCGTGCTGGCATGATGCCCGCACCTCCACAGTCACTCATTCAGCAGAATCCCAAGGGTGAGCAGTACATTCCAGAACCCAAGGTGATCTTCAACAATAAGATGTCGATTGCCGTCTCATCCCGTGAGGTGAACAGCATCGACCCAATCATCGAGGCTACCCTGCAGGTCTGTCAGGTGACGCAGGATCTTTCGCCCATGGACAATTTCGACATGGATAAGATCGCCCGTCAGAAAGCTCTGACCTCCGGTGTCGATCCCGAATTCCTCCGTGATGCCAAGGCAGTTGCAGGCATCCGTCAGAATCGCGCCCAGCAGCAGCAGCAGCAGGCCCAAATGCAGCAGCAGGCCCATCAAGCGCAGATCGCGCAGCAGATCGGTTCCGTTCGACCAGACTCACCCGCAGCACCTGCCATTCAGCAGGGGATGCAGCAGGCAATGGGTCAGTAATCTATGACCACCACCAAAGAGCAAAAAAACCTAGAGGACATCTTGCGCCCATTCGGAAGACTCGGCACCGATGTCGCCACACAGATCCTAGAGAACCTGCACCGTTGTTTCGGTGTCGATCACCCATCCTTCATTCCCGATGAGACAGGTCGCTACGACACCCACAAGGCAGCAATCCGTGACGGTCAGAGGCAGGTCTACCTGCACATCAAAAAGGCAATCGCACTTTCCACTCATGAACCCAAAAAACCCAAAAAAGCAAAAACCGAGTAGCGAACCGAGGAGGCCCGTCACTTCCAGTGACATGCGGCACAACCCAGATTTTCTGAACTGGCACAAAGCGAACTTCACAGAATCAGAGCATGCCGAATTTTTGATGGGAGGTGTATTGCCACCTTTCGTCCGAGCACAGTTAGAAGAAATCAACACCAACCCCATTGAAACCAAATGAGTACAACGATGACCGGAGAGGGACAGGCAGTCACTCCCGTGGACGGAAACGCAGCAAGTGCCGCAACCGCAGCACCGATAGCATCGACCCCAGATCCGATAAGCTCTCCGAGCGCGAGTGGGGACAATCTCCTCGGAGGAAACAAAACTGGAGGGACTTCCTCCCAGACGAATAGCTCTCCATGGGCACTCAATGACAAGGGTGAGTTCGGTGATGGATGGCTCGACCGTCTTCCCGATGAGTTCAATGACTCCAAGCAGATCCTCGGTCAGTTCAAGCGTCCGGAGGATATTGCCAAGTCTTTCCTGCACACAAAGCGTCTCCTTGGAAAGAACGCCGATGCCGTTCTCATGCCCAATGAGAAGTCCACACCGGAAGAATGGCAGGCATTCCGTGCCAAGTTGGGTGTTCCAGAAAAGGCAGAAGACTACATCTCCAAACTGGAAAAGGACTCTTTTGACCCCAGCAACACTGCGGTAAAAGAGTTCGCTGAAGTTGCCCACAAGAACGGATACACCCCCGCGCAAGTGCAGGAAGCAGTGAAGTTCTTCAATGCCATCGAGTCAAAGCGTGGCGAGGAGGCAGCAAAGATCAAACAGGCAGAGTATGAGGCAGACCGAAAGTCCCTCGTTGAAGCATGGGGTGAAAAGTACGAATCCAACAAGGTTCTGGCAGAACGGGTAGCACAGTCCGTGGGACTACCTCTGGACACCACCAAGTGGAAACCATCCGACATGGTCAAAGCACTCGCCCAGATGGGTCAGTTGGTCAGTGATGACCGGATCGTCGGTTCGGATGCATCTCCTACCTTCCAAGTCGGTAGCGTGAAGGCAAACGACATCATGCGGAACCCTGCCAACCCACTGCATTCAGGATGGCTCAAAGGTGACAAGGAAGTCATCGCACAGGTCACCTCCCTGCTCAAGAACGGGTAATCCCTCCCCCCCACACAATCCCCAAGGTGCTAGTTGCTCGGCACCACGGAAGACCCCCATCGAGGTTATGCTTTTCCCTCGGTGGGGGTTCTTTGTGTTTAGATTTCTCGGTTTTCTAGTCACGAGATGACGGTTATGCAAAAAATCGGTTGCGGTGTATATACCACAACTGTTATCTGGACATCTATCAACTCAATCGAGGGACTACCTTTGTGAAAGCAAAGGCCCGTGTAGGTGGGGTTGTACCGCAATGAATCTGGCCCCAATCGGGACTACCAGAGGAATCCGGTCATCAGTTCAACCCGATCTCCCTAACCAAACCACAGGAGATCCATCCATCTACACACAATGGCTAATCTTACCCAGATCCCCGATCACTTCGCTACCATGTATGAGAATTCATGGCAGCTTCTCCTCCAGCAGCTTGATGCCCGTCTGAAGGATCGCGTCAAACTCGTGCAGGCCCAAGGTGCAAGCGTTCGCTTCAACCAGATGGCCCCCACGACCATGAACTCGGTCTCTGCTCGTGGTGCTACCACCCCGAACTCTGACATCAGCATGCCTGCTCGCTGGGCATTCCCCACCCCGTTCGACATTTCGAGCCTCGTGGATGAATTCGACGAACTCTTCCTCGGTCAGGTCAGCAATCCCTCCTCGGACATCCTCCAGAGTCAGGTTGCCGCTTACAACCGTACGGTCGATTCCACGATCATCGCCGCGATCCTCAATCCTGCCACCATCAGCACTGCTGGTGCCACGACTGCGGGTATCCCCTCGACCACAACCGTCAACTTCGACACCACCAACCAGTTGGTGAAGGTTGATCGTGTGCCGTTCGGTGGATCGTCTGTACAGTCCGGTCTGACCATCGACAAGGTGCGTTATGCCAAGTACAAACTCGATCACGCTGAAGCTCCCCATGATGACCGTGTCCTCGTGGTCAGTGCCGCTGAAATCGCCGATCTGCTTTCGAGCACGGAAGTCACCAACCAGCTTTACAATAGCGTTCGCGCCCTTGTAGACGGTGATGTTGACAGCTTCCTCGGATTCAAGATCATCCGTAGCGAACTGCTCCCCACCATCAGCAGCACGACCAACACCGCAGGAAGCACCGTCACGGGTACTTTCCGTCAGGTGGTTGCCTACTCCAAGCAGGCAGTCGTTCTGGTAGACGGTGGTCGCAAAACCTACATGGACATCCGTCCTGACCTGTCCCACAACCTGCAGATCCGCAGCACTGCGGTTCTCGGCGCGACCCGTCTCCTTGAGAACGGTTGCGTCCAGATTGTGACTGACACCTCCAAGCAGTAATCAAACACAAGTCGGGGGTGGGGTGTCTTTTGACTAGGCACCTCACCCCTTTCTTCTACCCATGGATTCAACAACCATCTGCAATCTGGCACTCGCCAAAATTGGCGACCAGAGCATCACATCCCTGTCCGATGGTTCCCTAGAGGCACGGTTCTGCAACCTCTACTACCCCGTGGTTCTCCAAGAGGTTCTCATGCTCAACACATGGAACTTCGCAACCAAACTTGCGAACCTCACGCAGCTTTCTGCTGTTCCCGTTTTCGATTACGCTTACCAGTATCAATTGCCAACGGATTACGGACGCATCATTGCGTTCAACGACTTTTCAGCATCCGACCCGATTCAGCCTTTTGAGATCCAAGGCAACCTGCTCCTCACCGATCAGAACTATGCCGCGATCTGCTATGTGTCCACGGCACCGGATCCCTCCACCTTTACCCCGACCTTCGTGCAGGTTCTTGCACTCAAGCTAGGAGCAGAACTTTGCAAGCCTCTGGCAGGTTCCATGGAACTCAAGAATGCCCTGCTCAATGAATTCCAGCAGGCAATGGGAGAGGCAGGCAAGATCGATGCCAACGACTCTAGACCACGCAAAGTGGAACCTTGGGTCAACTCTGCACTCGTAGCTTCTAGGTTCGGAGGGTATCTGCCATGATGAACGACATCATCTCCTCGTTTAACGCAGGAGAATTGTCACCCTATGTCGAGTCTCGTACCTCTCTGGACAAGTACCGGAGTGGGTGCAAGGTGCTGGAAAATTATCTCATCACCCCGTATGGGCCTGCCAACCGCAGGGCAGGCACGGAATTCCTTGGTGCAGCAAAGCTCTCCAACACCCCGTGCCGTTTGTTCGGTTTGAACCTATCTGATTCCAATCACATCGTCATGGAACTCGGTGTCGGGTACATGCGCTTTTGGCAGAATGGATCACTCATGAGTTATGGATCGTCCCAGACTTGGAATGGGGTCTCCTACGCTGCAGGTTCCCCGCTAGAAGCTATTGGCATTACCGGAACCTCTACACCCACGGCACCAGTTTACGCAGCAACCAGTGGCACACTCGGAACCCCTCACCCCTACCAAGCTGCAGACCTTAACGGCATCAACATCACGCAGGTCAATAATGTTGTCTACCTGACGCACCCCAATTACCCGCCGATGCGTGTTTCCTATTGGGGAAGCAATCCATACAACCCTCCCTTTACGGTGGGTCAGGTTCCATGGAAGTGGGCACCGATGCTCGACCAGAACATCACCACGACCACCATCACCCCGTCTGCCCTGACCGGATCCATTACCCTGACGGCATCCTCCGCAGTGTGGCAGGCATCCCATGTCGGTGCCTATTGGGAGATCGCGCACACCAATCCCAATTCTTATATCTCGCTTTCGTTCAACGGATCCACTGCGGGATCCACCACGCAGTCTGCTGCAACATCATCACCCATGCAGGTGCTTGGCAATTGGGAGCTTCAAACATTCGGCAACTGGTCTGGAACCCTATTGCTGCAGTCCTCCATTGATGGAGTGAACTACACAACGCTTCGCACCTACAACGGATACCAAGGGGACTACAATGCCACAAGCAACGGCACCTTTGATCAAACCACATGGGTGCAACTGGTGTGGACACCCGACTCCTCCGGATACGCATGCTCCTACGCACCCCGTGTGCTTTTCCAGCCCATCGATCCCACACTGCGAGGATTCGTGCAGATCACCGGATTCACCAACTCGACATCGGTCACGGCAACCGTGATCTCCTCGCTTGCAGGAACCTCGGCAACACCACTCTGGAGGGAGGGTGCATTCTCTCCTGTGCAAGGATACCCGAACACCACTTGCCTGCATGAGACCCGCATCGTCTACGGAGGAACGGCAAATAATCCCTCCCAAATATGGGGAAGCTATGTGGGTGACTTTGAAAACTTCCGTCAGGGTGCCTATGACTCTGACTCCTACTCCTTTACCCTAGCCTCTTCCACGGGTGGTCGCATCAACTGGATGGTTTCCAAGAATTCTCTACTGATCGGAACCACGCAGGATGAGTGGTACATCTCTGCTTCCTCGCAGGGAGCACCCATTACGGCATCCAATGTGATGGCACAAAAGGAATCCCACTACGGTGCTGCGAACCTTCCTGCCTTCATCGTCAACGACACCGTTCTCTATGTGCAGAGGATGGCACGAAAGATCCGTGAGTTCATTTATACATGGCAGTCGGAAACATGGGTCTCCAACGATCTTACGGCACTCGCACAACACATCACCACGGGTCAGATCCTCAACATGGCATACCAACGAGTACCCGATGCCGTTTTGTGGTTCGTGCGTGGTGACGGCACATTGGTTTCCATGACCTATGAGCGTGAGCAACAGGTCACCGGATTTAGCAGGCAGACAACTACGGGTGCCTTTGAAAGCGTTTGTACCATCAACAATCCTAATGGAGAAGATGAGGTATGGGTGTCGGTCAATCGCACCATAGGGCCAGCAGGAAGCACCCAGACCGTCCGTTATATCGAGCGACTTCGCACGGGCATGCGTGACGCACTCGATACGGTGAACAAGTCTGCATGGTGGTATGTGGATGCTGGAAAGCTGCAAACCTACGGATCTCCCACCACGACGATCACGGGACTATCTCATCTTGAAGGTCAAACGGTTGCGGTATGGGCTGACCAAGCAGTCGGATCGGTTACCATCAACCCAGCAACCAATGCACCATGGGTGGTCACGGGAGGATCCATCACGCTTCAAAGTCCTGCCAGCACGGTTCTGGTAGGTCTTCCCTACACCTCGAACTTGGTGCCAGAGATGCTGCAAAGGGATCTCCAAGATGGAACCTCTGCAGGTCGCCGCATGCGGATCGCAAAGATGAATGTGAAGGTCTACAACTCGTTCGGCGGTGAATACTCCTCCGATGGAGTGAACTGGTATCCTTTGCCTTCCCGTCACTTGTCCAACCCCATGGATTCGTCACCTGCTACCACTTTCGGGTATGAACGGGTATCTGTATCGGCAAACTGGAGAGACGGTGTTGATATTTACATCCGACAGACCCTTCCGGTGCCTCTCACAGTTGCTGCTATCGTCGGGTCTTGGGAAAGTAGCGAATCCGGTCAATAACAGGTTGAGGTGTATATACCTTTCAGCTATACGAGACGGCAATGAATCAACTCAAAGAACTCATCGACCATAAGAGAAAGATGGACATCTTTGAGTCTGAAGTTGCCAAGTTGCCGCAGGTCAATCTCCCCCTCGTACATCGGTTCACGGATGGCATGTACATCCGAGAGATACATATGCCTGCTGGATCGGTAGTTACATCGCGCACTCACAAGACCCAGCACCCGTTCGTGGTGGCACAGGGGATGGTTGATGTCATCGATGAGGAAGGAAAGATCGAGCGCATCATGGCCCCGTACATGGGCATCACGCAGGCAGGAACTCGCAGGGTGCTCAAAGTATTGAGAGACACCGTTTGGATTACTTTTCACGCTACTGACAAAAAGGATCCAGTGGCAATTGCCGACGAGATTACCGAAAGCACCAATGACCTGCTCCCCGATGGTTTCAAGCAGGCATACCTCGGAAACAAGGAGGATTTATGGCTTTTGGAGTAACTGCAGCTATTACAGGAGCCGCAGCGGTTGCGAGTGCAGGCATTTCCATTTATGGGGGCATGTCCTCTGCTGCTGCCCAACGCAGTGCTGCTGCTGCCAATTATGGACTCACCGTGCAGGAAGCTAATGCACAGGCACAGGTCGCGGAGTATCAAGCCAACCTAAACTACAAGACTGCTATGGCGCAGGCAGATGTCTACGACCAGAACGCCACGGTGTATCATCAAACGGGACGCACCAATGAAGTGGAAGGTTTCATGCAGGAGAACCAGCAACTAGCGAGTGCCAAGCAAGAAAACTCTGCTGCCAATGCCAAGTATGGAGCTTCTGGTATCGAGTCAGATACCGGATCCCCAACAGTGGTTGCAGCCTATAATGCTGGTCAGCAGCAGTTGCAGCGAATGAACACTGCATACGATTCAAATGTGAAGGCAATGGCTAACGATTGGCAAGGTTCCCTATCCACATACCAAGCCGATCTCACCCGCGAAACTGCACAACAATACCAGTATGCCGCGCAAATGGCAGAGTGGACAAAGGGTGCCCAGATCGCAGGTGCAGGTGTGCAGCAATACCAAGCAGACAACCAAGCAACTGCGACCGAGATCCAAGGCATCTCCAGTGCTATTTCAAGCATCGGTCAGGCAGCAGGAAGCTACGGCATGCTCCAGTACCGTGCTGGCAATGGTGTGATCGATCCCAATACCCCCCCTAGAAACTAACAATTTCCCATCTCATGGCAGTCATCCCTCTCTCTGAAATCCCCAACGCACCCACGGCAACTTTCACGCCGATTGCCGATCCAAAGTATTCCGGTGATGTCGTGGGATCGCAGGCAATCTCGGACATCAAGCAGGGATATGCTGCCAACATGCAAGACCCAGAAAAGGCAGGAGCAATTGGAAAAGCGGAAATTGGACTTGGGTCGTCTGTCCAGCAGTTGGGATCAGGTATTGCAGAGGATGTGATGTACTCTGCTGCGGAGCAGAGGCGCAAAGAACTAGAGCAAGCCCAACAAACTGCATTCCCAAAGTTCATTCACAACCAAGCAGCAGTTCAGAACAACTATCTCCAGCAGGCATCGCAGGCACCAGTTTCCCAAAGACCGTCTCTATGGTTGGACGCAACAGGAAAGGATGGAGAGAACTTCTTCAACGATCCCAACGGTCAATACACCCTGTCACCAATTGAGAGACAAGTTGTTGCCCATCATGCCATGGCAGCATGGGGAGAGGGTCTCGCCACGGCATCACACCAAGCATATGCCAATGACATAGAATCAAGATCAACCGATCTCCAGATGGCATTTACCAGTGCCATTAAAAACGGGCAGTTTGATCAAGCCAAACAAATAAACGACACCGGAGTTGCAAATGGTTGGTTTTCAAGGTCAATGGATCGCAACAACCAACAAGCAATACAAGTCCAGCAAGAAGTTGTTGGGAACCAAAAAACACTCGCAGCGGACGCTACAGATTTTCGACTTGGTAAATCGAATGATCCGCAGGGAGACACATTCAAGACTTTGCAAAAAGCTGCAGATCAAGGTGTGGGAATTGGCAACCTCGATGCCAAGAATGTTGCTGACCTCGTCAAATATGGCAATGCCATCAAAGATCAAACCCTGTGGGGAATGACTTCTGATTACGCAGCAAAGATTCAATCTGGAAACATTAAGAGTTCCGTTCAATTAGCTTCAGATCCAGTTTTCCAAAAGCTACCCGACGAGTACAAGAATGCTGTCTACGGATACCTAGCGCAACCTTTCCAGAATACTCCGCAAGGGGAGATCAATCGCAAGGCGGGTCAGGCAATCGTAGACAACTTCCCTCCCACCGATGGAAGCGACATCCAGAAGGCATACACCAATGCACAGATCCAGATCATGTCCTCGGTGCCCACTCCCTTTGCCGACGATCAACTCAAAGCACTCGATAAGAAGAAACAGGAGATGGCAAGCAACAAGGGTGAACTCAAGGAAGACACCAAATTGCAGCAGTACGGTTCCCAGATCCTAGAGAAATACATGACCGATCAAGTGTTCGGGAAATACGATGCCAAGAAGATCAGTGACGGCAAGGCATCAACCGATGACCTCAATGCCTACACCAAGGCACTCTCGATCCGTGAAGGCATCATGGACAAACTCCGTCAGGCAGCACCAAAAACGCAGCAGGATGTCGAGAAGTTCATCAATGACCAGACCCGACTTCTCCGAGCAGGTCAACCCAACGGGCCTGCAAAAATCTTTAGTCCAAGCACATGGTTGCATGGAACGCCACCACCCCCTGCACCGCAAATCAAGTCATCAAACCCCGTGATCCCTATCAAGGGTGTGGGAACAACCTATGGATACAGTGGTGACAAGTATGCAGACACCAACAGCAAAAACGGAATTGGTGACCACGACAATCAATTGCAGGAAGGAAGCAGTGTAGGTTTTTCTCCTGACATCAAGCAGCAGATTGCATCCAACGGCATCAAGAAAGGTGACTCGGTGATTCTTCACCTCGATGACGGCTCCAAGGTATTGGCGAAGAACGATGATACGACCGATAAGAAGTACAGTGGTCGAGTGGATTTCTACAACAAGCAAGGCCCAGATAAAAACCCTTACCAAGACCGGAAGATCGTAGGTGTCCAAAAGGTCTAACCATTCATGTCTGATACAACCCAAACTGATCAACCGTCCCTTGATCTCCAGACTCCATTCACATCGAGTCTGAACAATTTCGAGGATGCGCCACAGGCACCGCAACTCTACAACATTAACATTGCGTCTGACCCAGAGAGGGCCAAGTTCCGCGATGCCTTTGCCGATAAAAACAACAACGGTGGACTGACTCCCAATGTGATCAGTCAGGCACCTGCGGATGAGAACCCGCAGGAGTACCGAGACCTCGGTATGAACATCAAGGCACTCTCCCTGTTCACGGGTCAGGCACCTGAAGACATTGCCCAGAACTACGAGTATCAGAAACAGAAGTTCATCAAAGAGAACAACCTCGACATGCCCAACAACGAGGGTCAATTCCGTTCAACCCTTGGAAACCAATTTAGGGTAGCCGATGAGCAATCTACGGCAATCGACGAGGCCCGTAATAAAGCACTGCAAGATGACATGGAGGATGCAGATGCAGGCATGAACAAGTCGATGCTTTCACGATATCAGGAGTGGAACACGCAACATGCAGGATCGTTTGTCGGTGTACCGGAATCGCAGAAAATGAATGCCTTCATGCAGGCATACATCCCCGCGAGGCATGCCGTGCAGTCTCCGTATGGTCAACTTGCCAAGGAGATCGTCCAGAATTTCCAGAATGACAACCCCACCGATGACATAGCAAACAAGGCAAAGGGTGCCGTCAGGCAGGTTCAGAATGCTCTGGGTGTTGACATGAGCAACCCCGATGCGGAATCCACAATCCGTCCGGTGACGCATTCCAGTGAGGTTGCCGACCGTCTTGCCGACAAACTCGCAGAAGTACCATCGCAGGATATCCCCAAAGTTCGCGCACTTGTCCGTGCATACGCGAAACTTTCCAACAAGGGAGATGGTGACAGTCCCATGGCAGCAGTCACTTATCGACTCGCGCAGCAGATTGGCAGGCCCGTTTCGGGGTTGCTTCCAAAAATCAAGGACACGATAAAACTGCAACCACTGCAGGATTACCTCGACCTTCACAAGTCACTTCCGGAGCAAGATCAAAACAAGAACTATATTGCAAAACTTGAAAGGCAGATCCGCAATCTGAAAATGCGTTCGGTTCTGCGAAGCATTGCCAATGAGGAGGTGAACCCGATCAAGAGCAATTGGTGGGGAGAAAAAGCCATCGGTGAAGTCTCCGGTGCCGCATCCTATGTTCTTGCTTTCCGTTTCGGTGCTGCAGCGGGTGAAGCATACATGATGGGATCATCAATGGTCGATTATCAAGACCGTCAGATTGCCCAGAACCCCGACATCGATCTTAAAGAGATTGAGGCAAAGGTTTCCAGTGTTGGAGTGATGTCTGCTGCTTTGCAGTTGGTCGGAATGGGAACGGTTGCCAAGGCATTCCCTGCGACCGAGGTGGCAATCAACACGCTTGCCCTCGACCGTCCTGTGCTCAACGCAGTTCTGCATGGCACGGTTTCCACGGGTGCGATGACCGGATCGCAGTTCATGGATCTTGCTGGAGATATCGCGTCCACGGCACTCGACAAGGATTTCGGTAAGGACAGGGATTTCTCCAAAGAAGCACTCGACACCCTCATTCACACACCGACCACTTTTGCGGTGATGATGCTGCTCGGTGGTATTGCTCACGACAAACTGACTCCGGAACAGATCCAAGAGCAGATTGCGTACTTGCGTGATCCCATCGCAGCCCGTGCCGCAGGCATGGACAAGAACCTGTTTATCGGAAAGACAGATGCGGAGATCCCTGCCACCTACCGTGCTGCATGGTCAACCCGTGATGTTGAAGCAGGAAAGGCATTCCGTGCGAAACTGCAGGAACTCGCCACCAATCCGGAAAACGATCCCACCCTTCCGCGCACCCACATCGACCCGCAGACCGGAGAGCATGTGGTAACCATCCTCGACCCGATTAACGGCAACATCCACGAACTGGTGCGAACCAATGATGCAGAGGAAGCGGGGAAGGTGTTCAGTCTGGCATCCGGTTTCGAGAGGATCCACTTGCTGCAATCCTTTGCCATGGAGCAGAGGATCCGCGAAAACGCAGCAAAGAACGGTATCGACGGGATCAATTTCAAGTACAACTTTTCCAACCAACTCGGCACTGCTAATAAGCTCTCCGGATTTGAATCGCTACCAGACGATGTGCAGAACCGCATCCTCACCGCAGAACTTCCTTACGGATCGGATGCAGTGAAAGCAATGGTCGAGGGATGGCAGGCCACGACACCCATTTCCGAGGACTTGCGGAACGACATTAGCAAGTATGTCACCCAGATCACCAATGCAAAAGGAACTCCCGACATCAACCTTCACGAGAGTCTTGATGCTTGGACTTCCCGACTCCTGCAGTCCGGTCAGATTTCTGCTGACCAGTTCAAAGATTGGGTCGCCGCGACCGAGGCAGTGGTCTCTGCCCGTTCCGGTTCCCCTGTGGAGTTCATGCCGAACAAGGTTGACCCGACCGACCGTGAGGTGATCGAGGCAGTCACCAAGGCAGGAATGCACCTCTTTGGTGGGCACACCGCAGATTTTGCTTCCTACCCTCCCGACCTCCAAGGTTACTTCATGTCCATGGCATCCTACTTCCGTGATGTACAGGAGATCGGTCAGCATGTGAAACAGGCAGTCGATGCGGGGGAGATCCCCAAGGACTTTTCCGAATACCTCGCAAATGCCCTAGGATTGCCTGCAGAGACCCGATTAGCCCCCAAGAGTGACCAGAAACTGGTAGACACGGTAAACCCTCCCCTAGAGGCAGCAGGGCAACCTACTTTCTCGATCCGTGCTGGTGAACCCGATGCGGAACCAAAACCAGAAAAGGATTCCATATACCATCCCGACGAAAGCACCGAGTCGGGTTCGGATGCTCCATCCACCCCGCTAGAGGATCTCGATCCCTCCAAGCAAACGGGTGAAGAGTGGCAAAAAATCCCATGGTCACCGGAAACCTCATACTCGATCCGTTCGCTTCCCACTGCGTATCCAGATATGAGCAAAGAGATTTACGACCAGATTTCCCAAGATACCGAGCATGTATACGGCATGTGGATTGATAGAATGAGGGTCGGGGATTACAAAGGAATCCCGCTGCAGGGTGGCATGTTCTACCCCACCATCCTTGAAAACCTAGAGAAGGGAATTGTTTGGGCATACAATGCTGAAGGTGTTGCCAATGGTGAACTCAATAAGGCATCCACCACTGGCGGGTACATGAAGCTAATGCTCATGCAGGAAGGAAATGTCATCGGAAACAAAACCTTTGCCCATTGCTGGTTCCACGACCTGCAAGAAAACATCGATGCTGGAAAACTGACCAAGAAGCAGGCACTGGCAGAACTCAATAGGATCCGCGAATTGTTTGCAGAGCATGCCAATTCCAAAATCCGAACCGACCACACGACACCGTGGAAAACTTTGGAGCAGGCCAAGAAAGATATTGTGGACATGCCGCAGCAAAAACGAGGAAGCACCTATTTCCAAAAGAGCAAAACGGTTACCAAGTCTGAAGGTGAAAAGATTGCCTATCAGTCGTTGCTTTCCCAAAAGATGACCAAGGCGGGATTCCCCGATGCGGTGCAAATGGTACGGGATATTGAAGAACCATCCTTCAAGGGGTTGCCTGTAGGATCGATCTCCGGAATCATCAAACTTCATCCCGACCAGACTCCCATGACCGCAGCCGAGGCAGGAGTACCAGAGCACCTTTCATACGGGTATGTTCTTAAAGGAGAACCTATTGCAAGGATGACAAATTTCCGGAATGTAAAGGATCTGTTCCCAGAAATCCCCGACTATCCTTTGAACTGGTCAACGACTCCTCTCGATGTCGAGCGTGGACTTGCTACCACTTTCTCCCTCCGCGCCCGTGACGAGGCATACGATGCGGCAGTCAAGAGTGGCGACGAGGCAGAGCAGCAGAGGCTAGTTGACGAGGCTTTATATGATGCTGGATATTACACCAACTTTTATCACGGCAGCACAAACAAAGAGATTAATCGATTTAACTCTCTCCACCGTGGTCGAGGTTTCCGTGATGCTATCGGAACTTGGATGGCATTAGGTGACAAGGAGACAGCAGCACAGTGGACGGGTAGTTCCGAAAACAATCCAAATGGAAGAGTCTATAGACTTGCGATCCCCAGAAACCTCAACATAGAACGCAAGTTTGGGAATGACGAGTTCATTGAGTTCATGGATGAGGTGCTAAAGAAAGCTCAAGAATACATGCCTTCACTAACAGCGGGAACATCTATGCCCGCCGAAGTGATGGAAAAAGTGCGGAAGCAATACCTCGATCAAGGTATTGACGGTTTTGTTTTTAAGGGCCTGAAAGATTCACTAAATGACCCCAATAAAGCCAACGACAGTTACGTCATCTTTAAAGAGGATGAGATCAAATCCGCAGACCCGATCACCCGTGACGAGGCAGGCAACGTCATCCCGCTTTCGGAACGCTTCAACCCAAACGACAACCGAATCACCTATTCCATCCGTTCTGCAGAAGACCGTCAGAAGTTCCAAGACGAGATCGACAAGCGCATTCATTCTGACCCAGAGGTGTATATCCCCATTTGGGAAAAGATGCGCGAAAAGGTCAAGCAGGTGCAGGACACCATCGATGCTTTCTCCCGTGCCGATTCCCGTGATGTCACCGGAACCCTAGAGGAAAAGTATCGTGAGCAGGGACTCATCGAGATCAATGCGGTTATCAATGCACTCCCCAAGGAGATCCGTGCCGAGTTCATCCGAAACTGGCGCAACCCCTATTCCGGTGAGCAAGGCAACATTTTCACCAAGTATTCCTCACTCACGACCGATGCCGAACGCACCGACATGTTGGTGAAGACCGTCCGCAAGGCCAAGGAAGCATTGGACGATGCACTGGTAAACGATTTCTCAACCCGTCACCAGAAGCTACTCGACAAGTCAGCACCCAAGATGAAGGCAGGAGAAAAGCCCAAGGGAAAACTTGGTGCCGACACCCATGCCATCCTTGCCGACATCCAAAGGTATTCCCACATGGACTTGGCAGAGGTCGATTCTCATGTGCAGTCGCTGCAGGCTGAAAAGGACAAACTAGAGAATGGTGAGGGCACTATCGACGAGGATGCTCGTCAGGCCAAGATCGACAAACTCGACACGCAGATATGGTTGGCTAACACGCACGGTGGCATGTCCATGACTGATGCCGATGGCAAGCTCAAGACAGCAGAACTCCGCAGGTCTGATGTTGACCGGATGGGTGCCGCAGTCGAGGAACTCAAGGACATCATCCAGAACGGACGCTTTGAGTTCAACGCAGAGAAGAAAGCTCGTTCCGATCAAAACAAAGCAATCCGTCAGCAGGTGATGGATATTGTCAACGGTGGCAAGAAGGGAACTCCAACCTCGGTGCAGTCTGCACGAGACAAGGATGCCTCTGGCAAAGCGACACCGAGCAAGCGCACGGACAACCTTCTGCTTCCGACACAACTTTTCCGTCAGATCCTCAAGAACTCCCCTCTCGGTGATGAGTGGGTGCAAAGGCTCAACAAGGCCCAGAATGACGAGGCAGATGCCAACATCAAATTCCAGCACGATGCCATCCAGACACTCCGAGAGAAGTGGGGAAAGAACGGCAAACCCGCAAGCACCCTAGAGGTTCAAAAAATCATTTCCGAACTTTCCACGACATTGAAAAAGACGGGCATAAAGATCCGTCCGAACAATGTGTACAAAGTACGCACAATCGACCGTGGCGAACTCGACAACTACAAAGGACTAATCACCGACCGTGAGTACAACAATCTGATGCGGGTGCTGTCTGATCCCGATAACAGCAAGATCAAGCGCATCGATATCCACGAACTCACCGAGGAAAGTCCGGAAGAGGAACTTCTCCTTTCCACGCTTCAATTTGTCGATGCTCTCACTGCAGCGGAACAACCCGATTCCATTCAGAAGGTCGAGCGCAATGGACTGACTCCCGATGTGGTTGCCAAGATCCGTGACCTCGTCATGAAGTCCAAGGCAAAGGATGTCTACGACCTAGCCAAACAAGCATACGACAACTACGACCGCATCAATCCCGTATTCCGCAGGTTGTACGGAGTCGATCTTCCCCGTGTGGAAAATTACGCCCCCCTTACCTTTGACACTTCCGAACCGGAGAAGATCATCGACATGGATGATGGTCAGGCGGGTGGTGCGTCGAGCCAACCCTCATGGACAAAGTCACGAGGCAATTTCGGTGGCATTCTGCGTTACGACAATGCATGGGCCAAGCTGCAGAACCACATGATGAATGTGAACTACTGGGTCTCGCATGCCGAAACCCTGCGGGATTTCCGCGCCATCTTTGGAGACACGCAGGTGCTGCGATCCATTGGTTCCCAGAACGCTAACCATAGCGACTTCCTCAAGAACTACATGAAGGTGCTCTCCCGCGACAAGCAGACCACCCAGAACATGAGCAACCAAGACATGCATCTCAAAAAGATGTTTGCCTCGGTAATGTCGGTCGCAACCCTCGGTGGATCGATCCCGACTGCTGCCAAGCACATCAATGTCGGTTTGGCACCACTGTCCGAGATTTCCCCGACACAGTACATCCTATCGGCACTGCGTGTAGGAACCGGACTTGCACCTAGGAACGCATTCTTTGGTGGAAATGCCATGATCAAAGATAAGGTCGTGAGTAGGTTCGCAGACGCAGCGCACTCCGAGACGGGTGCTGATGCACTACAGGCAGCACGAGAGTGGTCATCCCCTTTCATGCAGGGTGCTGCACTGACCGGACAGCAAATCGCAAAGATGTCCATGGTTCCCCTACACGCAACCGTTAATGTGTCTGCAGCATGGAGTGGAGCAGTCCGCTATGACGCTGCTTTTACGGAAGCGCAGGGTCTTGGCATGTCTGATGCGGAGGCACACTCCTACGCTCAACAGCAGGTCGATCAGATGCTGCACGAGCGTATGAACCCGACTTTCCGTGGAGATAAGCCAATCTCCAGTTGGGGCAAGGTCGGCCCAGATTGGATGCAACTCTACGCAGGCCCAGCGCAGCAGGCATTGGCATCGGTCATCAACTTGTACCGTGGTGCCAAAATCGACTCCGAGGGCAAATCCGCTTTGGAGGCAGCAGGCATCAAGGCAGACCGTTACGGCAAGATTCTGGCAACATGGGCAGCATCCGGTGCCGTGGAATGGTTGGTGAAGACTGCCTACACGATGATTTGCGGATCGGATCAGCAAAAGGAAGAGGCAGAGAATTGGAAGGAACTGGTGGCATCCCTTGCCACGGGGCCAATCTACGGTGTTCCGATTATTGGCCCGTTTGCGTCCGGATCACTGAAAGCTGCGATCACAGGACACAATCCTTTCTACGCAGCAGGCAACCCTCTATCTGACATGGCCCGTGGTGGATACCACATCTACCAGCACATGAAGAATGACGAGATGACCGGAAAAGATTATGCCGACATGGTCAAGGATGTCTCCATCGTTGCGGCATGGTCACTCTCCTATGCTTTCCAAAAGGATCTTCTAGCCAAGGGTCTCTCCGGTGTCGCTGCATGGAGCAACACGGGCAAGGCTGCAGCAGGTGCAGTGCAGAACGCGAACGAATAACCTACCTAGTAGGATAAGTAGGCAGGACTGCCATTGCTTCATCATGGGCAATCTGCTGCATCTTCTGCTGCATCTCGATATCCTTCATTGCTTCCTTCATGATGGCGATCTGACCGGATGTGTCTGCCAAGGAATTGGCGGGAGGTACTGCCTTGGTGAGTTGTGCGTAAAGGGCATTGCCTGCCTCGATACCTGCATTGTCTAGGTCTGCGTGGGCAACAACCGAACCTGCAACGATCAGTGCAAGGAGGTATTTCATGTATACACCCTCGCGCCCGCAGAAAAATTGTCAAGACATCACACAAAACAGGTTGAGGTGTATATATCCGACTGCTAGAACACCTCCACAAAGATGTCCGTTTCTTCCTCTACATCCTCGATTTCGTATGCAGGAAATGCCTCCACGGTGACGGCATACCCTGTGCCGTTTGTGTTTCAAAACCCCACGGATCTTGAAGTCTTGGTTGCCGACCTCAACGGCAATGTCACGACCCTTGCCCTTAATACGGGGTACACCGTGACGCAAAACACTGGCAGCACCGAAAACACCGGAAGCATCACCACAACTTCTGCCATTCCTAGCACTAGCACGGTGACGATTGCCCGTGTGATCCCTTACACCCAACTTTCGTCCTTCACCACGGGCGACCGACTTCCTGCAGCTACTATCGAGCAGGCATTGGATAAACTCACCATGGGACTGCAGCAGGTAGGCAGAGCTATTGGCAAATGCATCCGTGGATCGGATGCCAATTCTGATGTTCCTGCACTTCCCGTCTTCCCTACGGGATCTGGCATCTGGGTCATGACCTATATATCCGGAGCATTCCAATGGATGTTGCAAGGCCCAGCAAGTCTTGGATCTGGATCGGTTAACCCCATCAACATCTCTACATCGACCAGCACACCTTGGTCTTTTGCCGCAGTGGTGAATGCAGTGTCGGGATTCGTGGGGAATCTAACGGGCAATGTCACAGGCAACCTCACGGGTAATGTCACCGGAAACACCGCAGGAACCCATACTGGCAATGTTGTTGGGAATGTGACGGGCAATCTTACTGGCAATGTCACAGGCAACATCACAGGCAATGTGGCGGGATCAACGGGAACATTTTCCGGAAATGTCATCGGAGGACATTTTATCGGGGACGGTGGTGGACTTACCGGACTGCCAACGCTTCCAACTGGCGCAGTGATGGCATTTGAGCAATCCACGGCACCCGCAGGATTCCTTGCACTCAATGGATCCACCATCAGCAGGACTACCTACGCAGCACTCTTTTCTATCTACGGAACGACTTATGGTGCAGGTGATGGGAGCACGACATTTTCTCTTCCGGATCGTCGCGGATATTTTATCCGTGGATATGGCACCAACGCAGACGGAACCGCATCGGGATCATTGGGTGCATTGCAAGCGGATGCTTACGCAAGCCACTCTCATGGCATTTACGATCCGGGTCATGGGCACACTTTTTCATATCGAGTAAGTGGTGGATTTAACTCATGCAACGGTGGATCTCAAAATGGTGTTTGGAATGGTATATCTTCAAACGGTGGAGGCACTGATGGTGCTGGAACTGGAATTTCTATTGCTGCTTCTGGTGGTACGGAAACACGACCACGCTCCGTGGCACTTCTACTCTGCGTCAAATACTAACCCATGAACATTTACCACTACTCTGGAACTACAGGTGAATATCTCGGAACATCGGTTGCTGATGCTGATCCCCTCACCCCCAATGCTTTTCTGATCCCCGCTTGCTCCACTACGGTTGAGCCTCCCACGGCACCAGCAGGTCAAGTTGCCGTTTTTTCAAACAACCAATGGGACTTGTTCAATGATTTTCGTGGAACGCAGTATTGGACTGAAGATGCAATTTCTCACACCGTTACCGCGATTGGCCCTCTTCCATCTGGTGCGATTTTGGTTGCCCCACCTGCACCCGCTCCCAACCAACGCATCACCTATAGCAATGGTGCATGGGCAGAGACTCCTGACTTCATAGGTCAGAAGTATTGGAACCCAGATGGAAGTGAGGTGACGGTTACTGCACTTGGCCCTTTGCCCGATGGAGTCACTCAAATTGCTCCCCCTGATTCCATCCCAGCACAATACGCTTTGAGCTTCACCAATGGTGCTTGGACACTTGTCCCGACTACTTATTACACGAAGCGGGCAGCAGCATACCCAGCACTTGGAGACCTATTTGATTTGATCTGGCATGCCATTGATCAAGGTCTTCCGCTTGATAAGAGCAGTGCATTTTATGCTGCGTGTGCAGCAGTAAAGAACGAGTTCCCCAAACCTGCCAGCACCACACCATCAGCACCTAACGCATAACCCATATGAATCCAACCCTCTCCACCTTGCCCCAAACGATTTCGTCTGAAATGCCTCTTAATGTGATTAGCCAAGAGGAAATTGCAGAGCTAGTCGGCGCGATCCCAGAAGATGGCTTGACTGAAGATCAAGAGAACAACGCAAAAGATATCTACTAACACCTGACACTTTATGGCAACCCATTCCGAAAATTCTGGCCCTCTAGTTCCTGCAGCAGTTCAATCCATTACCACCGCAGGATCTCCGCAGCAGGTTTTCCCTGCTCAAGGCAGGGACTACATTCTGTTTGTGAACACAAGCAATAACCCAATGTGGCTTACGATTGATGGATCGGTTCCGTCTAACGGAGTGGGGATTCCTCTCCCTAATCAAGGCACGGGATTTGTTGCCGAGTCAGGGTTTATTCCAAACAACCAGATAGCAGTCTGGTGTGCCACGGCAGGTTCCACTTTCTATGCCGTAGAAGGCTAAAACTATGGGACTCATCGGATCATCCTCTTCATCTTCCTCGGTATCGAGTTCTAGCATTTCCACTGCACTTGGTGGATCCCCTGTTCTGGCATCTTCCATTGGTTCTGCCAGTGGTGTTGCTCCTCTTGATTCCGGTGGAAAAGTGCCCGTTGCCAACCTGCCTTCCACTGTTATGGAGTACAAGGGAGTATGGAATCCTAGCACGAATACACCTGCGCTTTCCAATGGAATGTCCGGAGTAACCGGAGGAACAATTTACAATGTCAGTGTTTCTGGCACTCAATTGGGCCTGCAATGGAATGTTGGAGATTGGGCAATTTACAACGGAACGATGTGGGAAAGGTCGCCCGCGAGTTCTGGATGGATCCAAACCAACGGAACCATTGCCTCGGTAGTGCAGTTGACTAGTGCTGCCTATGCTGCCTTGCCCTCCCCATCCTCCACTACCCTCTACATCATTGTAGGATAGTCCTATGTCCAACCGGATCTCACTTTCATCGGTGGTTCCCTCCACTGCTATGCTTGGATCGAATCCGGTGACAAAGATTATGTTGGGTACAAATAATGTATGGCAATCCGCTGCAGCCAATGATGTTGCCTCGTGGGTGGGACGCATAGCATCAGTTGGAGGAGCAAATCCTCCTGACTACATGATTGCTGCAACGATGAATCTGTTAGCGGGCCTTTATCTGACAGGCATGCGCTCATCCATTGGCAGGCTCAACCTCTTTACTTCTGCTGATTGGTTGGGTGCATTTGTTCCGTTGATTGCAGACTTGGGAAGTACCGTAGATACCAATGGTCGCTACACTACGATCAATCAAGGTGCCGCATCTGGAGCATTTCAATCTACCGATTGGAGTCTTCTCAATGGACTTTCTGCAGCATCCAATTCTGCCCTTAATAACAATGTGGTGGATACCGGAATGGTTGGGAAATACATCGACACGGGAATTTTGGAAACAGTGCCGGTTCTCAACAATGGCGCAATGCACATGGCAATATGGAATGCCACTGAAGGACAAAACACCAAGGTAACTGATATCTCTGCGTATTACACAGATCTTCAATCCTACTACAATTCTAACCAACAACTGTTTAACTGCTACGGACAGATGACATCTGCAGGTCAGGGAAGCACTGCGGGATTTTATTACGGAACCAACCCGCGCACTCCGGTGGGGATGTATCTCGGAAACAGAACATCAAATAACTTCTGTGCTCTTTATCTCAACGGATCTTTGATTCCTTCTGGAACCAACGGGAATGTTCCCAACCCGAATTACAACACGGCACCATCGACATCCACGAGTCACCCCGTAAATTTTCGGGTGTTTTGCCAATCGAATGGATCTTCTGCTTCAAGCAACCACGGATTTTCTGATCGAACTGTTAGAATGTACAGTATCGGAACTGGTCTTTCTGATCCTTTGTCCTACTACAACCTGCTGAACACTTTCTTCAGCACCATTGCCGCAAACCAATGAGTGATGCTGAACGCGCAATGCTTGAGTTAAAGGTAGCACGGATTGAGGCACTCCTGCAGGAACGCCAAAAGCAATCTGATTCCAACTCACTCATCATCCGCACCATTGCTCTCGGCATGGTCATACAGGTCATGTCTAGTTTCTATTATGCAGGGGTAAAAACACAGAAGTTGGATTCTCTCAATGAGCAGGTGACCGCATTATCTTCCGAACTCCACCAACACCCTTCATTCCATGTCCCCACACCATAAAGAAGAACTGGCAGCAGCAATCATGGCAGCACTCGTGATGATTCTTTCCTTGCTGGTCGTTGCCAATCTTGCGGGATGCGCCAATAACGCAGTGCGTTATACTCCGTCTGCTGATGGGTGTATTGACACCGCAAGCAGTATCAACGACCGAATCGATTACAAGGCAGTCCTGCTTCAACAATCACGATGAACAAGATCATCCTAATCATTGCACTGTTCGTAGCCGACCTTTTGATCGGCATGATCCCCGTCCACGCTGCACCTCTTAACGAACAGCAACGGCATTTGCTGGCGCAGATCGAGGTGCTCTCCGCAGAAGAAAAGAAAGACCTAGCGCAGGCTCAATCCGACTACCTCGCGCAAGGTGCCAAACTCGCAACCGCAGAAAAGCAGGTATCAACCCTCCAGCAAAGTCTTCACCAGACGGCAAAGGAACGAGATGTGGTCGTGATCTTCTTTGCCTTTGCTTTTGCCATTGGAGTCTTTTCGTCACTAGGAAAGTACATTGCGAACTGCAATATCTTTGAGCAGATGCTCATCGGCGCAGGATTACTGGCATGTGGTTACGGCATCGGTCGCTACATCCTCTTTTACCTTTCGCATCTCATTCCGTGAGAGATCGATTCTTTGCATATATCCGCAGTATTCATTCCGAGGATTCCAAGGATTCTTGGATGAGGTGGGTGGGGTCTGTTTTTATGATTCTCATCGGAGTCGTGGTCATCCGAGATGTCTGGTGCGACCACCCATTGAATGAGAGCATGAAGGGATTCCTTACGGATCTTGCATACACAATTCTCGGTGGTGGGGTGATCCGAAAAGGCATCGAGGTGGCAGGATCTAGCTTTGGAAATAACTCCCAATCCCCTCCTAGCACATGAGAGTTTTAGGCAACATATCCGGTCAGGATATTGTTCAAAAAGATGACCTATCGATCTCGTGGGTGGCAGGACTCACGGTAGACGCAGACGGTGCCCCAAACTGCTACTCACCGGATCCCCGTGTAGGTCTTGATGATCTTGGGAATGCAGGACACACGGGCAACTGGTGGGGGATTGTCACCAACGACTACGGATCTCCAATCCTGCAGGGGCCATCTGATCCATTTCCAAACTTCTACATTTCTACAACTTCTCTTCAGAACAAGAACTACGCACGAACGGATCCCCGTAGATATGTGAATGCTGATGTTGTTCCGTTCATCGTGGTTCCGGTTATTATCGCACGGGAAGCCACTGGTGTTGTTCTGGGGTGTGTAGCCACCGTTGAAGACATTCGCACCAATCGCAAGGTGCAGGGAGTCGTTGCTGACCTTGGCCCCAACAACCATATCGGAGAAGCATCTGTTGCCATGGCGCGGCAACTAGGTCTTAACCCATCCCCACGCTACGGAGGGTGTTCCGACCCTTTCTTCCGGTACACCTTCTACCCCAACAAACCAGCAGAAGGATTCCAACTCCAACCACTATGATTGAAAACCGAGAAAAGGTAGGAGTCGTAATCGTCTCCGATATCCACGCAGGTAGTGCCGTAGCCCTCTGGCCCGACGGGTGTGAGACTGATACAGGGAACACGGTCAACATCGGGAACAATCTCCATCAACGGTGGTTGTGGGATTGCTGGCAGGACTTTGAGCAGAGGGTGCTGGAGTATTTTAAGGATCGACCTTTCTACCTCATCTGCAACGGGGATCTCATCGAGGGTCGCCATCACGGGACAACGGAAATCGTGGTTTCCAAGAACATGGAGCATGCAGCCGCTGCGGTAGTTATCCTTTCCAAACTGGCAAAGGCAGCAAGGCGCAGGTTCTTCACCGCAGGCACCGAATGCCATGTGGGTGATTTTGAAAAGTACATCTGCGCCGAACTCAACGGAGAGTGGTGTGGCGACAAAGCACTCATCGAGGTGAACGGAACCCTCATGGACATTGCCCACCACATGCCGACGAGTTCTAGGGCATACCTAGAGGCAGGAGCAATGTCTATAACGATGGGCAACGCTAGGCAGAACTACGCTCGATCCGGACATCGCGTCCCCAAGGTGTTTGCCCGTGGGCACAGGCATGTCGGAGGTCACTTCTCGGACGGTCGAGGTCTATTCCTCGTGACCCCTGCATGGCAGGTGCTGACCCGCTACGGGCACAAAGTGGTCGGTGACTCTATATGCGCCTGCGGGGGTACGATCCTCGATTGGTCAATCACACCTGACGGTGAGATTCCTGCCATCATTCCCATCACCTACACACCCAATGAAACCACACCCATCCGCGCATGAACTCCGTGAGTCAGCATTGTCATCAATCGCAGCAGCATTGGAGAAGAAAACCATAGAAAGCTACGAGCAAGAAAACTGGTTCACCGTCGAAACTATTGCCGCTGCCATCGGAAAGACTAGAAACTCTGCAGACAAATTGCTCCGAACAGCAGTCAAGGATGGTGCTTTTGAAACCATGAAAGTGATGTTGGCAAGCCGTCCAACTCGCCTTTTCCGCAAACTGTGAACCATATCAATGTCCGGATTCCGGTCTTTGAATCGAGGTGCCACATCTTGTATCCCTTCACAAAAAAGGAAGCGGATGCGTGGTTGAGGAAGCGGAAGTATGAGGAAGAGGCTTTGGAGGATTGCTATGGATTTACCTGCTACTCGACCCGCAAAGGGAACGGTGCCGCAATCTTCCTTAAAAAATGGGATGGCAGCATCAAGGACATTGCGATACTGGTACACGAACTGGTGCACGCCTCGATGTTCATTCGATCCGAATTGGGTGTGGACGAGACCGACCAAACTGCTGAAGTCCTATGCTACCTCACCGATTTTCTAACCCAAGCAGCACTGAAGAAGCTGAAGCTGAAACCGTGATTTTGGGAAACAACTCTATTCTGTTTCCTATTCCCCTCTGTAGTTGAGAAGGTTCAAGTCCCTCTTCGAGCACCACTCTCTCTTATGAGTGGATCACCCGTATACCCAGTATTCATAAGGTTCCGTTGAGTGGTGTATACAAGTTGATAACCATTGAGAAACATGCTATTGGGAAACAATGGGAAACAAAAAACTGAAGGCACTGGTGCCTCGATACTACCCCGCAAGGGATTGCTGGATGGTGGATGTGCCTGCCAGCATCGCGGGTAAGCGGAAGAAGTTCTTCTACAAGACCGAGGTCGAGGCATTCCAAGGTGCTTGCAAGATTGGCCTGCAAGTCTCCATGGACGCTCCCCTGCTCAACGACACGAGCGACCACAAGATCCGCAACCTCATCCCTGCTTTCCTTGCCGAGAAAAAGATGGAGGTCGGATACGACACCCACCGTCAACTCGTCTGGGCATCCAACAAGTTGGTGGATCAGTTCGGACACCTCCCCGTGGAGGAACTCAACCCTCGGATGATCAAGAAC